TATAATCAAATATACCAAAAAAGATTGAAACCGCCAAATAATTTAGGTTATTTTACTGCTTCATTTATAGCATTTACATATGCTATCTTAGAACTCAACCCAGTAAAGCGTTCTATCACTTCACCATCTTTCTCAATAATTACGGTAGGAACTGATGTTACTCCGTATTTTTGTGTTTCTTCTGTAAATTCATCTACATCATATTCTTCAAATACTACATTAGAATTACTACTGAAACTTTCTTTAATTTGCACCAACACTGGAGCTAATGCTCTACACGGTCCACACCATGTTGCACCAAATTTTTTAACTGTTACCATTTGTTTTGTTTTTAAATTCTTCATAGTGTTCCAATAATGCATCGACTACCGGATGTCTATGATTTGTTAATAATGTTTGTGAGTCCATATCTTTAACTTTCTTAGCTACTCTTAATAAGAAATTGAACCCACTCTCTCCTTTATATTTTAAGTCAACTTGTGCGGAGTCTCCACAAATTACCATCTTACTTCTAATACCTAAACGGGAAGTTATCATTTCCATCTGATCGTTAGTACAGTTTTGTGCTTCATCTACTATAATAAATGCATCTAAAAATGTTCTACCTCTCATAAATGCTAAAGGTACAATTTCAACTTGACCACTTTCTAAAATTTCATCAATTTTTTCTTTGTTATATAATTGATAAAAATTTGAATAAATTGGTTGCATCCAAGGTTCCATTTTCTCTCTTAAATCACCAGGTAAAAACCCAATTTCTTCTTTACTTACCGTCGGTCTAGTAATAATTATTTTACTTACCGTCTTTTTAAATAACATATCTAATGCAGTTTGGCAAGCTAATAGTGTTTTACCACTACCAGCCTTACCACTCAATATTGTAATTGCATTGTTTAGGATTTTATCCTTTGCTATTTTTTGTTCTTCGTTTAATACGATTTGAAACTTTATCGGCCCTTTTGGTTTCTGCTTATCTTCTCTAATTTTCTCTGTCAATTCTTTGTGTTTTGTTGATTGATTTTCTGCCATAAAGATTCTAATTTAGTATTACCTTTTACATATTTTGGTTCAAAAGGACAATGGCGGCACTTACTACCACAGCAACTACCTCTTGCCATATGATACTCTGGAGTAAATACCACCTTTCCATTTTCCAAATAATAAAATTTTTCATCTGTTATTTTTGATTGTCCCATAAATTCCACTCACTATGTTTTGAACTAACCCGTCGTGCATTACTTCACCTCACACGCTCCACCTGCACACGCTAACTCACCACTTAAGTCTGTATTATCCTCTAACTCAACTACTTGTGACAAATCCACATCGTGCAGAACTTTCATTAGTTCTTCGTATTTTTCTTTAGTACAATCTTCGAATGGTGCTTGAATATAAGTTCCACCATCGTAAGGTAATACTGAAAGACCATTGTAGTGTTCTTTGTTTTCCCACATCCACTGTCCAACTGCACCCCACTCATGCTCTCTAATAGATATAGTAGCACTTACATTATGAGAATTATTTCCGTTTCTATGCCCAGGTTTAATCCATTCTTGGTGAACTCTCTTAACTCTTTCTAATAATTGAATTGGAGATTCAGTTCTAAAAATTGCATCTGCTGGTGCCTTTTGTGGAATACCAATTACTGCTGTATCATGCGGTCTAAAATATTCATCTTCGATAAGTTCAGGATGATTCAATACTAAATAATTGTAGATTGATTCATTTTTACCAACTCTTACTCTACGAATGTAATAATCATTATGCCAAGCGTGAATTCCAGATGATGTTCCTAAAGTTAATGATGTTGTTCCTGCAGGTTTTACAGTCGTTGTTCTTGCTGAGTGGTTGATACCTAATATATCTGCTACTCTAGCGTTCTCAACTTTAACAGTCTTTGCAGCTGCTTTCATATCTAATTTTAATACTGCTCCACTTCCTATACCTGTCATAGATACTCCAATAAGTGCATCTTTTTCAGTTGTTCTTTGCCAAATTGGTCTTAAGTAATGGAAATCAGTATAACCTGCTTGCAATGTTCCGATGAATGATGCTGCTTTTACTCTTGCATTTAAATCATCCTGGTCAACTACATCACTTACATTTACTTCACATAAGTTACAGAATTGGAAAGGTCTTAATGCAATCTCACAACAAGGATTAGTTCCCCAATCTTTATCGTTTGATAAGTAGATACCGGGTTCACCTGCTCCACTTGCTTCAATTCTTTTCCACAAGTCCATAAAGTAATCTTTAGTGATTTTGTGTCTCATTAATACCGCGGAGTTATTTGCTCTACCTCTTTGTGGATTTGTTTCCCACCAAGCACCACTCTTACAGCTAATCATTTGTTCATCAGTTGCAGAGAATAATGAAATCAATGCTGCTCTTCTAATACCACCTGCTAATACTGCATCTGCAATATGGCACACAATATCATGAACTTCAATTGGTTTTAATTTATCACCATCTTTTTTAGAATCTAAGATACCTTCAATTTTAATTAAACACTCTTTTAGGGGTTGAGGTCCTGGTGCTTTACCACCACTTGTAATTAAACGAGCACCCTTAGCTCTAATATCTCTAAAATCAAATACTGGCTTTGACCCACCAAAGAAATAAGATTTAACTAATACTGAAATTGAATCAGCCCATCCTTCGATAGAATCACCAATTAAAAATCTTCTTGTCTTATCTGCGTTTGGTTTTCTGATTTCAGGTAATGCATCAACATGATGTTGTTGTACTGAATATCCTACTCCTGTTCCACCTAATAATAGGAACATAATTTCTGAAAATACTCTCCAGTCATCTATCGGTGCAAAAGCACAATTGTAGATTCTGTTTGGACTCATTTCGATTGGTTTACCTGCAAACTGCATTGAACGCATTGATGGTAAAACCTTTTTGTCATAAACGAACTTATAGTTCTCTTTGATTGCTTCTTCTAATTGTGGGTACGTTTTAATATGCATATTCATATTTCTCGTAACCAATTCTTCCCATGTCTCTCTCCTTTGTAATTCCGGTTGAAATTTTGCGTATTTCATATAAACCGTAATGTCCGAAAGGATTCTTTGTGAAATGTCCATTTTTTGTTTGTAATTTTTGTAAGGTTAATAAATAAAACTTTTTTCGAAAAAAGTGTGAAATGTAAGTATAACTATCAGTATATTCATATATAGATACCCATTTTGAATAAAAATAATCGACTTTTTTTCATATTTTTTTCCACATTGTTTTATACTTATTAACCCATATTTTCTATGTATTTTTTATGCAAAAGTTTCTTTTCTAAATTACTTCCATTGTTAGATTCCTTTTGTGCCATCACCCCATCCGAAGATTGTGGTTCAAATACATCTATCAATCCAACCATAGTATCCATTTTAGCTGGGAATGTTAAACCATCCGCGCCAAAACGATTTTTCATAACGTGAAACCTTGCTGTGTTACTTAATTTATCTTTTGCTTTTCTACTTACACTCATAATGAAATCTGCTGTCATTACTTTTGCATAAGAATCCGCAATTGAATCGGCTTGAATAACTTCGAAATCAATAGCTGAACGATTGGTTTGCGATGCTGTCCAAATTGGCACACCCAACTCACCACTCAATCCTCTGATTTCTTCATATACACCACCTAACTCTGCATATGTACTATCTCTTTTGTTTACGGGTTTTAACAAATCAGCATAATCGATAATAATTAAATCCGGTTTGAATCCGAATCCTTTGTACTTATCTAAATGTGCTTTGATTGTTTTCGTACTTGCTCCTCTTGGTGGATAGTATTTCACCATTAGGTTTGCTTTGTGGTTCTTAAGTTTTGCTACAACCTCATCCTTTCTATCTCTTAATTCGTTAGAAGGAATACCAGTCATAATAGTATCGTATCTTGTTCCCGCATAGATTTCGGATAACTCTAAAGTATAGTGCATTACATTGTAACCTGCTCTTACAGCATCGGCTGCAATTTTGCACAATACCCAAGTCTTACCCACACCACTCGGTGCTACGATAACTCCTAATTCACCAGGTCCTAAACCACCATCCATTAGTTCGTTGATAGGTTTCCATCCAGTTGGTACTGAACTTCTCTTTGTAACTTCCATACGAGCTGCAATATCCTTATAGTAATCATGTCCTAAATTGTTTTCCATTCCCGCTTTTAATGCGTTCTGAACTACAACTCCTATCTCATCCCAACTCTTTTCGGATTTGATTAGGTCTACTGATTGAAATATTGCGGCTTTTAATTTCTGAAACTTTGAGAACTTAATGAACTCCTGTTTTACAAACTCCATATCCTCTGCACCAAATACATCATAGATTTGTTTTATTCTATCTACAATTTGTTTCTTTTGTGATTCGGAACTTAAGGATGATAACTTTACTTTGAATACATCAAGTGTAGGTGCGGCGAATTGTTTACTTTGGTAATCCAAAATAGTTTCGATAATCCACTTATCCTGTTCACTCTCAAAATAATCTTTGCTGGTAATTTCTGAAACTTGGTTAAGAAATGGTAGGTCGGATAATAATGCAGCGATGACTTTAGATTGGTACGATTGTCCAAATTTTTCTAATGTGTCTACTGCTTGCATTACTTAGCCTCTTTTACTTCATTCTTAACTGGTCTTACTGCGGCTTTCCATTCACTTTTTGGAATGAATTTCCACTCACTTGTTGCGTTGTAAGCTTCTTTATCACTTACTCTAATAATTTTACCGGTCTTTGTACTTTTTAAACATTTCATAGGTTGTTTCCTCCGTGTTTTTATTTTATTTATGTAATTTGGCGAATGTACTTTGAATCCAACTATTAACATCACCGAATGAATTAATAGTTCTCATACCCATTGCCTTTTTGATGAATCCTAATTTATCCAATTTTGCTGAATTATCCAAATATTTATCGTTAATTGTTAATTTCTTATTAGTAGGTATATCTGGATCGGATAATTGCATCAGCTTATAGTTTCTTTCAACTACTTTTTTACCATCTAATATTTTATCATAGAATTTGTTTTCACTTTTGCGTTCTTCACATAGTTCAAACATTCTATCTATCGTAATTTCCTTTTCTTCAACCACCTCTGGAAATCTCTTAATAATAGTTTTAAGCCCACACCCAGGAATACCATCAATGTTATCGGACTTATCACCATCAAGAGTACGATAAACCATAAAATTTGAGGGATGAACACCATACTCATCCACAACCATTTTTGTATCGTAAACTTTCTTTTTTGTTGGTGAATAGACTGTGACTTTTTCATTTACTAATTGTAGGAAGTCTTTATCGGCACTCATAATAACTGCCAATTCATCTTCTTTTAAAAGTTGAGATGCAATATAGCCCATAACATCATCTGCCTCAATACCATCGTATAGCATTATTTCCACCGGTAGGTACTCTAGCAGTTCGATTAAACCAATCATTTGTCGTTTCATAGATACACCTTCCTCTTCTTTGTTCATCAAATCTGAGTATGCTCTATTCACTCTAAAACGATTGTTTCCTCTATTCTCTTTGTAACCTGAATATAAATCTTTTCTACTTTTAGAACCACCCTTACCATCAAATACAATAATACAACGAGTTGCATTTTGTTCTCTAATAGCAAAACCAATTCCTTTTAAGAATCCAACTATGCCCCCAATGTGGTCTCCATTATCATCCATAGTAGGATTTACTGTCCAACTTCTTATAAAGGTATTAAGACCATCAACAATTAATACCTTTTCTTTTCCCAATTGTTGATGGTCTTTTTCTACCTCGTTTAGTAACTTTTTGTATGTTTCGTTCATAAACCTTTATTCTGTTTCGATATCTGGTTCTGGAATTTCTCCGCCACTATCATATGTAATATCATCCGGATCAATTCCTTCTTTTTTATATTGTAAGATTGTTGATTCACAAATCTTTCTATAAATTTGGTCTTTCAAATCTAATCTAGTATCCATCATATTAATGAAATCTTTAGATTGGAATTTGATAACTTCACCAGTATCAGTGTCTACATATTCGTACCATGCTCCACCTTGCTTAACTAATTTGTTATCTTTCATAACCTTTAACCAACCACCGAAATTATCAATACCTCTATCAAAGAAAATATCGAAATCTGCTGAACGTAATGGTGGTCCTAAACGATTCTTAATAACCTGTGCTCTTACTTTGATACCAATGATTCTCTCACCTGCTTTAATCTGTCCCATATTCTTTAAACGAATACGAACCGAAGCGTGGAATGCTAATGCTTTACCACCCGATGTAGTCCAAGGATCTCCGAACATAACACCTAATTTTTGTCTCAACTGATTAGTAAAGATAACTGATATTTTTTGTCTACCAATTACATTAGTAATCTTTCTCATTGCTTTTGAAATGATAATGGCTTTGTCAGTTGCGTAACCATCTTTATCATAATCTGCATCCATCTCCTTTTTAGTTGATGCTGCGGCTACTGAATCGACTACGATTGTAACTAACTTATCCTTATCACCCTTACGAACTTTCTCAATGATTGTATCAATTGTTTCGAAAATATCCTCAACTGTGTCTACTGAAACATATAACAATTTAGAAACATCTACTCCGATTGCATCAAAGAACTCTCTACTTACTGCGGTTTCGGTATCAATCAATACTGCTACCCCACCTTGCTTTTGAGTTTCAGCTAGTAAGTGAGCTGATAATAACGATTTACCACTTTGTTCTAAACCGGTAATTTCGGTTATTCTTCCTACGGGTAAACCCCCATAAGGTCTATTTGAAACCGCCACATCTAACATTGCTGTTCCAGTGGAAACCCAACCTGGTACATTGGTTGGGGCCCCATCGGAATCATCATCTAAAAAGTATGCTACCTTTTGGTCTTTCCACTTTTTATTTAGAGAGTCGGCTATTTCTTGTGCTAAGTCAATTTTAGCCATAATAATTATGAATTAAATAAATCATCAAATGCTGCTGCCACATCTACTTTAGGTGCTGGTGCAGGTGTTTCATCATCCCAAGGTAAATCGTTAACTAAACCTGTACCACCGATTTCAGGTGCTGCATCTTTAGTTACTAATTGTTCTTCAACTTTCTTTGGTTGAGGAGTTAATGTTTGTTGGGTAAATGAAGGAGTTGGGTTTTCCTCTTCAGCTGCTACGGCTGTTGGATTCAACCAATTCTCCAATACTGTCTTTAATTCAGGATAAGATAACTCTGAATAAATGTCAGTAATGTTTGTCTGCTCATCTAATAATTTTGCAGCGGTTGCTCCATTATCATGTAATAGAGAAACATTTGGTTTTACTCTGATTCGAGTTTCAGGATATGTTTTACCTGCTTCCTCTACGATTTCAATAACAATATCTCTACCAGTTTTTTCATCTGTAATATCACCGTAATCAGGATCTGCTACGATTGCTAAGATTTCTTGGTAAACGGTCTTACCGAATCCCCAAAACTTAACACCCTCAGCTTCTTGTCCTCTTACGATAACAGGAGCAAATGTTCTTAATTTTGGTTCCATTTTCTTACCAGCTTTCCAGTTTTCAGTATCACCTAATTTCTTAAGTTTTTCTGCGAACTCTAAAATTGGGTCAGGTCTTCCAAAAGAAGCTGGACTCAAATAAGTTTTGTTGTTAATGTTGTAGTGAAATAAAAGTTCAATGAAAGGATTTTCTGTGTTGAACTTGTAAGGAACGATTCTAACTTGGTACTTTCCAGGTTTTGGTTTCCACAATGAATCTGTCTTTTTGGATGTGTTTTGCAACGAATTCAAACGCTGCTTGATTGCATTAATGTTCATGCTGTTTTTGTTTTAAGTTTTAAAAATTGTTTGTTTTAAGTTTTAAGATTATCGCGATTAATCTCATAGATAAATATCAATAATCTCAATTTCTTATATATCAAAGATATACTATTTTTTTGAGACGACCAAATTATTTAGATAGATTTTCTATCTTTCTATTTAGGTAAAATGCCGCCTTCTTTAAATCTTCTAGTTCCTTTGCTGCATCTTTCTTTCCGGCTCTTGCTATGTATTTAGCTACATTGAATAGGTACGCATCTTTATCTAAACCCCATGCTTCACATACCTTTATTACTTCATATGGGTTATCAACACCACCATAATAGGCTGGGTTCTTTACTGCTTCTATTTTAACTGCTGATTTTTCTACTAACTCTTGAGCAATTCTCAAACATACGTCTGCACCTCTTATTTTTTGTCTTTCAATTTTTTTTTCAGTTGCTTGATTAAATTCGTCTTTTCTTATCTTTGGTTTTGCTGGCATTCTTTTATAATTTATATGATATGTAATCTGCTATTAAATCTGCTACATTAATTTCACAATATTGTTCAAATCCTTTAAATCCTGGTGCACTATTTGCTTCACATACTCTAAATCCTCTTTCATCAAAAAGTAAATCTATTCCTGCTATATGTAAATTTAATACTCTTGCTGTTTCTCTTGCTATGAAATCTATTTCATCTGTTAATTCAAATTTCTCACCTGTCCCACCATTAGTTATGTTTGCTCTAAAATCTCCTTCAGGTCCCATTCTTTTCATTGCACCAATAACTTTACCACCAATAACCAATACTCTTAAATCCTCACCTGGTTTAAATCCCAAATACTCTTGAACTAAAAGTGTTTTTGATGTTCCTAAACTTCGGATAAATTCCATTAATTTTGTGAAATCTCTTTTCTTTTCACATAAATAAACTCCTTTACCATAACTTCCAGTAACTACCTTAACTACACATGGAAATCCAATTCTATCTCTTACGATAATCTCATCAACAGGGTATTTAACCACCATTGTATTTGGAATGGGTATATTATGTTGAGAAAGTATTTGAGATGTTTGTAATTTATCTGCAACTTTTTCAATTGGGTCTGCTGAATTGATACAGAGAACTCCTGCTTTTTCTAATTGTCTTAATAGTGCTAACATAAAATCATTAGTTCCACTACCAGTTCTTACTAATACAATTTTTGGTAATTCTATTGTTTCTCCTGCATATAAAATACCTTGATTAATATTTTTATCTACAATAATATCAAAATTATCCGGTTGAACAATTTTTGCAGTAATTCCTTTTTTATCTAAACTTTCTAACAATCTTTTGTTTTCAAATTCAGTTTCGGTATTTTTTGAGAATATCCAAACACTCATAACTTATTTATCTTTTTTTAATCCGTATTTAATCCACTTATACCAAACTCTTTCATGTATATAATATTGAATAGGTTTGTAAACTAATTCTGCTACACCAAATGCGGCACCTATTTTAATTGAACCACTTATCAACCACATTAATAAAAACCCAATAGCGGTACTTACAATACGATATGATATGGATTTTGCAATATGTCTCTTAATCAACGGCATATTCTATAACTTCACCATCAGTATCCATATACCCCTTTCTAATCTTAGTTCCACTAATCAATTCAACATCAGCCGGAGGATGATGATTAATTACATCGTATCCTACACCTCTACCATAGTTTACTGATTCTATATCAGGTATAATACTAACTAAAATTCTATCTGAGTTTTCTTTAAAGAATGGTTCTTCAACTAAATCTAACATAACTCTGTATGCTGATTTTGGATTGTTCTCATCTTCCGGAACATCTCTAATTGCTACCCATACATCTTTACCTTTGTCTAGTTGTTGACGGATTAACCACTCATGTCCTGCGTGCCATGTCTGCCATCTTCCGATGAATAATGCGTATTTTCTTTTCATAACTCTAATTTACAACTTATTAATTATATTTCCAAATATTCTCGTAGTCTTTTGAAAGTTTGTAATTCTCTTTCATCCGTAGTATCTAAATCTATAAAATTTTCGGTAGGTGGTTCATAGTTATCAACGTGAAAATGTTCCCTACCTCTTTCATTTGTAGTATGAACATATATTTCTTTTATACCCTCACCCATTTCGGCTTTAAATGCTTCTCTTTGGTCTTTATATGGAGAAACCAATGATACAATTACATTAAATTTTTTACTATGTAGAAACTTAGCTAAGATTTGTGCTTTTTCTATATTTGCTTTCCGACCTGTTTCTGAATAATCTTTGTTTTGGAATACATCTCTAATATCATCACCATCAATTGTAATGGCTCTACGAATAAAATGTGTTTTCATCCAATTAGCCATAGTAGTTTTTCCACTACCTGGTTGTCCTGTGAACCAATATATCATAACTTTTTATTTTGTTAAATCTATCACATCAAATACTCTAGTGTATATTTTTTTTACACCTTCCGTATTTGTTACCAATATACAATTTCTATATTTTTCCCAATCAACTTCAAACTTGTTATCTAATTGTCCACCAGTAACTTCCATAATAACATTGTTCAATGCGTTAATTGTATATAAAGTATTACTATGTTTTTTTCTATGAACCAAAATAGTTTTCATTTCTAAATTTGGTTGTTCATTTTCTACTACTACATTATACGTTACAAATAATTCATTTGGAATGTTTTTGTTTTGTAAGACATAAATGTAATTATAAGCTAATGTATAACTGCTTTTAATTATTTCTATATGATTCTCAACATCTGTTTTTGTGCTGAATGTGCATAATAATTGTGTCTTCATTTTTTTGTTTATCCGTATATTTCTTTATTAGCCTGTTCTAAAATTTTTGCAAATCTTCTATCTAATTGCATTTCAAATTTAATTTGTCCTCCATATCCAACACCATCTTCTCTTGCAACAATTGTAGCGATTGGAATTACCTTTCCCTTTGCTCCTGCTCGATATGCCAAATAAGGTGGATCTTCTTTTGTCATTGCAACTAATCCTTGTTTAATTTCTTCAAAATCTGATGTTTGGAATATATTTTGAAGTATTGCTCTATCTAAAGAATTAGGTCCTATTGCCATAGATTCTTCACCTTCACCTACGGCTTTTAATGGAAACTCCTCTCTAATAGCGGATAACATTCCTTCTTTTAATTTTTTATTAGTTCCCAATGCAGATATAACTGCTTGTTGATGTTTTTTATGTTTCTTTTGAACTAAATCTAAATATTGTTGAGATGCTTTATCACCATTTTCTGCCGCCGCTTGTATTGCTACCATTACAACTTTATTAGTATCTCTACTTCCTTTACCTACTTTTAATTTATCCAATGCTGTTTTTAAATCCATTTTTTTAGATTTGATTACAGCCTGTGCTTCTTTACTTTTTCCTATAGCATTTTGTAATCTTCTAACATTTGCTGTTCCAAATTTAAATAAATCCTTTCTTTCTTGTGATTGATAAACATTTGGGTTAATATCATCAGGTAATTTTGGATCCCACTCTAATAATTTACCAGTTCCTGAATTTAAGAAGTTTACTAATGTTGATTTTTTTAATGATACTTCATCTAATAATTCTTTACCATCTTTTGTTTTTATTTTAAAATAAACATCCGATGAAAATCCTTTATTCTTTTTATAATCTTTTAATCCCAATGCTTCCACTTCACCCTCAGTATCCCATGCACCTGCTTCTATTATTGCACCAGGATATTCTTTTGATAATCTATTTCTAATAGCTTTTCTATTATTCATAGCTGCTTGAATCCAACTCTTAGTTACAATTCTATCTTTATCATTTGCTAATTTAGGATTTGTTGCTATTTGTTTTTTTTCATGCTCTAATAAAGAATTATAAAATATTTGAGCTTGTTTGTCATCCAACGTAGTTCCAATCATAGTCATTAACTCACCTGCTTGTGCTGAAATTTGTCCTGCTCCTCCTGGTAAATCCGAAAAATGTGACCATTTTGCAGTTTGATTATCAAATTTAGTATTCATCATTCTAACTAATTCTACTAAATGTCTTGGTGGAACTTTTACATTTTGAGTAATTTCTTTTGGTAATTTATATGGTGGAACTATTGCAAACTTTTTATTTTTAGCATCAAATCCTGCACCATTTGGTTTTGGTAATTCTAAAAATGCTTTACTTTTTAATGTATTTACATTTGCTAATGTTTTATCTTTACCACCAATTATTCTATTTTTTGTAGATACACCTTTACCTGCTGCATCTTTTGCTTTTTTATCTGCTACTTGTTGTTTTAGTTGTGCAAGTTTTTGTAAATTAGCTTTAGTTGTTGTTGGATCTTTTTGTTGAGGTGCTATTACTTTTTTGGTAGGAGCTACTTGCTGTCTATTAACTGGAACTAATCTACCTGTTTTTTTATCAGTAGTATGTGTAACTACTCCACCTTTCTTTTTACCATATCTGCCATACCCCAAATGAACTAAATGTAATTTTTCTGCTTCTTTAGAAGCCTGTGATTGTTTAGTATTTGTAGTATTTTGTTTTTTAGGTGCTGCTTCTAATGAAAATTTCTTAGGTGCTAAACTAATAGCTTCCATTAATTGTTCATCGGTTAATGTTGCTGCACCAAATTGCTCCAATACTGAACGTAAATATTCTAATTGCTCCTTACTATTAAAATCTGGAATAGGATATGTAACACAAAATTCTGCTAAAACCTCATCAATAATTTCACTAAGATTGTCTAAATTAAAGTTCGTCATAATTTTTACCGGTCGTTGTTTTTACTTGATATCTACCATGTGGGCCCGTTAAAATGGGTATGATATCAGTATATAAATATTGTTTTTCTGTCGGATGCACATCAAAAACGAACGCATCGTAAGTATATAATATAAGTTTTGTTAATTTTCCTTCTAATTTCTCTTTAATCCTTAAAATTTTCTTTATATTTCGTTCAGTTTCATATGATTGAATGTAATAATTAAGAACTTTTGCAGGATTAATAGGTTCAAATCTTTCCTCATTAAACTGAACATGATATAAATGTGTGAATAGGCATTTATTTTTAGTAATCGTCTCATATAATAAATCCGTAAGATTCTGTATTTCTCTAAAATATGGTATATGTAATAACTCACTTCTAATTCCACCATATAAATTTTGGAATATTAAAGTTTTTACTTCGTTTCGGTCATCAACACCCATTTTTTCACCAATCCATGTATAAAAATCTTTACCACTACCATAAAACTCATACAACCAAACCAATTCATTATCACCTACCATTTTACTTTTTTTGGTTTGATATATAGTATCCATTAATAATCTTGGGTGATATGCTTCAAAATCACAACTAACCAATTCGCCACCATCAAATCTACTAATAAATGATTTTCTTACACCAGTATCTTTTTTAAGTGCAGCATAGTTTACACCCCCATGTCGATTTGATGGTCGGAGTGTAGATGTCATTAGGTTATATTCAGTATAAACTATATTATCCTCCGTTAAATGAACTAGATTAAAGTTTGAGAGGTATTCCACATCTACTTTTAATCCCGCTTCTTCAATATAATTGAATGCTTCAGTTGCATCAATTATAAATTTATCGGAATTGGTTGATACTGAAACTGAACATTTCATTACATATTGTTTTATTAGTTCCAATTGTTTCATCATTGGAATACTATCATTCAAATATGGTTCACCCTTAAACTTTGATTTGTAAAACTGATTTAAAGTATTATCTCCTAATTCAACATCATGATAACCATATTGAATAAATCTACCCAAATCCATATCAAAGGCATTTGTAAATGGTAATAAATGTTGAACTGCTTTAAGATTGAATACCCATTGTTGGTGTGGTGTATCTAACAATTCATTTAATGCTTCTACTTTAATCCCTAACCCATCACCATTATTTACATTAATAACATATTCATCTTTATTAGTAAAAATATAAATAAATGATATACGATTGTTTGCCGCATGCTTTTCCTCATCGGATAAACGGACATAGATTTTG